CATGCAGACCAGCTATGCGATCTTGACATAGCTCCGGTGGCAACTGTATTGCCGATTGAGCAGACAACCAACACTGTGACACCAAAAGGCAGGAAGGTTGTGGTATGTCCCGCCACCTACAAAGATGAAGTATCGTGTGCAGATTGTATGCTGTGCGAGAAGCGTGATCGTAAGGTTATCGTAGGCTTCCCGGCTCACGGTACAAGCAAGAGGAAAGCATCAGCAATTGCCGCTTGACTTAATAGGTGTTATGTAGTAGAGTATCTAACGATACTACATAACGCCTATTAATTATTCCATTATAGGACTGTTTTTTGGAGATTGACATGAAGAAAGTTATCCACATAAACCAGCATGTTATCAAGAGTAACGCCAAGAGTGGCGAACGTGAGCCAGTGATAACCGTAAAGACATACAAAGATAATAACTATGCTCACGAAGTTTATGTTGACGGACCATGTAAAATAGTATATAGTCCTGACAAGCCACTGAGTTGTGGTGCTAAAGTGTGGATCGAAACCGAAGCAGAGGTAAAGATAAATGAGTAACCATGAAAACGAAGCGATAAAAGAAGACATCTTTGATATGTGGCTGGAGCATCTGTGGCTGGATGGATGGGATAAAGACGATCTTGAAACCTACAAAGAAGCTGCACGTAGAACTGAATCAGAATGGCTGGAGATGAACTAATGAACGCACTACACATACACGGCGTAGAGAATATCAAAGTAAGGCAAGATAGCAGCTTTGATACCTTCACAACTGTAACCGTGACTGTTACGGATAGAGATAACAAACGCTTTGAATTACAGTTATTTACAGATAAAAACTTTGTACCTAACATGGAGGTAGAGCATGTCGATGATTGATTTCGTAGAGATAGAGCTTGGTGGTGACAAGTGGAAGATATCGTGGGACACTAGAACCCGTAAGAAGATTAAGACTAGAGGCGAAGAGGCTGGTCTTATGTATACGATATACTCTCTAAAAGACTTGACGCCAGCACAGGCGTATGATATAGCTATGCTTCAACTTGAGTGGCTGAAAAAGGATCAGGTCTATGTTATCTAAACAAGAGTGGGACGAACTGCAACAGTTATCCTACAATGTGATGCCACAGTGGTGGTATAATCTTGACGAGCGTGATGCTATGTATAAAGCATATGTAAAAGGACATCAGGAATGGGAGAAAAAAGAAAGCGTAAAGGTTCTGTGGGGAACTCCAAGCGTGGACATGGAGTGAAACGCAATCCCCATGCAAAGGTATTAGAGCAATACCTGTACCGCAATCGCATCCTTCCCAATAAAAAGAAGGATGTTAAACCGGAGATAACTGATGAGTAATGAAGCGAAGAAATACAACTGGTTTTATGGTGATAGTGTACAATACACTGTAGAAGAATATATTAGTAAGATACACGAACTTATATCTAGTGCTACTAACCAAATGCAGGAATGTGATGGTGATCTATTCATGTCTGAGTATCAAAAACTTATACAGGGCGCACATAAGTTAAGCTACCTTAACGATCAAATGGGACAAGAAAAAGTAAGCCATCTTAAACTTCAACCAAAGGAATAAGAATGAATATATTCTATCTACATAAAAACCCAAAGACCTGTGCTGAGATGCACTGCGACAAGCATGTGGTCAAGATGATCTTGGAATATGCACAGCTACTTAGCACAGCGCATCGTGTACTGGATGGCGACGAGTGGGCAGATCGTGTAGGCTTATATAAAGCAACGCACAAGAACCATCCGTCTGCTGTGTGGGCCAGAGAGTCGGCAGGTAATTATTTCTGGTTGAATAAATTGTTTCAAGAACTATGTAAGGAGTACACCAAACGCTATGATAAAATACATGGCAGTCAAATCAGATTGGGCGACTACTTATATGTATTGCCAAGCTCTTTGAATGAAGGCTTTGAAGGCATTGAGACAGGCTTAACAGAGCCGCCGCAGTGTATGCCTGATTACTGTAAAGCAGAAGGTGATGCCGTCATGGGGTATCGTAACTACTATATCAGAGAGAAGTCATACATGGCACATTGGAACTTTACACCGGAGCCGGTATGGTATACCATTGGCATGGCAGCAGAGGTGGCGAAGGTAGCATGAACGCATTGTATGATATAATAGAGGAACAAGAATATGGAAATGAAAGTGTTCGATCAGGTCTACAACGAACTAACACTGCTACAACAGGAGGACGTGGACGACCTAAGCATAGCCGAGCAGTCCCTGATGGCGGCTATGGTTTTTACTATGACTAATGCACCGTCCGTGCTAAACGGATTGTGCTTGATTTCTAACACCTTTAATGGTATACTAGCAGATTATACATTAAAAGATATCCAACTTGGAGGAGAGTAACATGAATATTCCTGCGTTTAAAGACATCGAAGATGTTCAGAAGTTTCTTCGCTATGGTGGTGATGAGTGGTGTCGCCCTATGGTAGAGGAGTATATGGAACTTATTGCCTTTGATGCAAAGCCAGAGGACATTGATATTGAAGAACTCAATGGCTGGCTTGAGCATGAACTGGTGTCTGTGACCGACGGCTACAGGGGTTGGGGCGATGAACACTGTTGAAGCAATAGAGGAGACGCTAGAGATACTGAGCCAGCTTCAACTGAATGGCTCAGTAACGATGGAAGACAGTGACAAAGTGTCACAGTGCATCCAACAACTACATCAAATCCGTTTCAACCTAAAGATGAGAGATAATCAAAATGTTTGACCATGACAAACTTAACTTTTCTGTAGAGAAGTTTGACCTGCAAGACGTACCGACTGACATTGGTGTGGGCTTGCGTCGTGTAGATACTGGACAGACACTAGCTATTGTATCTGATAGCTACGAACCTGTACAATATCTTGATATTGTGGAGAACCTTGAACAGTCAATCAATATGTCAGGCATTGATCTAGAGGCTGCTAAATTTGAAACCAACGTCATCAATGATGGTATGCAGCTAGAGCTTACTGCTAAGTTCTTTGCGGAGTCCACAACCATTGATGGCAGGAACGATATGGTCACGCCGCAGTTCAAGTTTCGTACCAGCCACAACAGGACATGGGCTAACAACGGGATGATGGGATACTTTCGTTCCGCATGTTATAATACTCTGGTTGACGGCAACAAGCTGGCGTATGTCTATGGCCGTCACTCTAAGAACTTCTCTGTGCCGAGCTTTGCAGGTAAGATCAGGGCAGCATCGGACTATATCTCCAACGCTGGTATAAATAAGATGCACCGCTGGTATCAGACCCCCGTGTCCAGAGATCAGGCTATCAATTTGTTTAGCCGTACACTGGCAAAGCGTCTGGACAACGTGACCAAAGCACAGGTACCTAACAAGGTGATGCTCTCCAACCTGATGAAAACATTTGACGAGGAGAACCGTCACATTATTGGGCGTGGCAACTATGAGAAGTATGGGGAGCGTACTGAAGGCACACTCTGGACTGCATATCAGGCTGCTACGGCATGGTCTACGCACGTACCAAAAGAGAACACCAGAGTCCTGCGTGAAGATAAAGTACGGAAGATGATGGACTCAACCCACTGGAAGGAACTGGAGAATGTCTAAGAAATCTGACGGCAAGTACGACCCGACACTACATCGAATCAAGAAGCGTACATCAATAGGGGCGGGAAATTTATCCCGTCCCAAAAACAAACACAAGAAACTTAACTGGAAAAAGTATAGAGGACAAGGTCGATGAACTTAGACTTGATAAGAATACTTATTGATATATTGTTCGCAGGAGTAACGTAATGTCCTACATCATAACTCAATCTGAAGACGACACAGTTACTGACATAGATAACTTTGATGTTATGATAGATCAGGAGAAGGAAGAAGTATATATCTTCGATCATTATGAGGATGCTGTCGCCTATCTTATGTGTCATGGTATACGAGAATTGTCTACAGGTTTTCCCTTCAATATAAAGATAGAGAAGTTACAATGAAGTACATTGGTATTTTTCTACTAGCTACCTTATTAGTAACTCTTAAAAGTGTAACTGTAAAAGCTGATGAACTATCATGTCTCGCAGAAGCAGTTTATTTTGAGGCACGTTCAGAACCGTTTGTTGCGCAGCTTGCGGTAGCTAATGTTATCCTTGCACGAGTAGAGTCGCATCGTTATCCAGATAACATCTGTGATGTAGTACATCAAGGAAAGAAGTGGAAAGGTAAACTTGTACGAAACAAATGTCAGTTCTCCTACTGGTGTGACGGTAAGCCGGAAACCATAGCCAATGTTGATGCTTATCGAGAGTCGGTCAGCGCAGCAGAGCTTGCTCTAAAAGGTGCTATTCTGAGTCAGACGGGAGGTGCTACTCATTACCATGCCGCCTACGTTACCCCTTATTGGGCAACCGATGAGGACTTCATGGTGCTAGGGCAGGTTGGTAGTCACATCTTTTATCTTGACACTCGCAATTAACAGGAGTATAATATGTCTGACAAACAGCTACAGTCCGCTTGGGAGACTCTAAACACCCATGTTAAACAACTGAAAGGTAGGGTAAGAGAACAGGAAAATACAATTAAACAATTAAGAGAAGAGTTAGCAAAAATAAAACAAACAGAGGCAAATACCACATGGGTAGAACACGATGACAAAGGTGTACGACTTTGATTGGCACCGACTACAGAAAGAAGATGTTCTAAGAAAAAGTCTTGGATATTCTGTAGAAGTCTGGCAGCTAATGAAAGAGTCAGGCTATAATGTTAATAGTGTTGAAGACAGGAACCAATTTTTCAAAGACCTAGAGGATTTAGACTGATGAGCAGAAACCTTTGGCAGAAAGAACGAAAAGAATTGTTTCGTTCACTGGTGGGACAGTACAAGTCCGAAGGCTATAACGACAAAGAAGCAAAGAGGCTGGCCCGACTAGAGGCTGACGAGATTATGGACGACAAAGAAAGTTTCATAGAAAATATCTGGGAGGAAGCCTACGATGACAGTTGAACTGATTGATCACATGGGTAGTGATCTATCTGTGGTTAACGCAGCAAGAGTTAGCTTCAATAAGGAGAGCAAGGAACTGTCAGACGGAGACACTAAACTAATACAGTATCTAGCAAAGCATAATCACTGGACACCCTTTGGTCATGCCTCCGCACAGTTCAGGATTAAAGCTCCTGTCTTTGTAGCACGTCAGTTGATGAAGCATCAGGTAGGTCTGGTCTGGAACGAGGTCAGCCGCCGCTACATTAAGACAGAGCCAGAGTTCTGGAAGCCTGACTACTGGCGGCAAGCGTCCGACGATATCAAGCAGGGTTCGCTCAGAAAGAGAGTGGCCTCGCAGTCTGTGATGGATCATATGTTCAGTGATGCGGAACGCCACTGTGCCGATGCTTACAAAGCTATGATTGACTCCGGTGTATGTGCAGAACAAGCCAGAGCAATACTACCACAAAGTCTATTGACAGAGTGGTACTGGTCTGGTACACTTATGGCTTTCGCTAGAGTTGTTAAGTTACGCAACGCCAAAGATGCACAGCTAGAGACGAGAGAGATTGCAAAGGAGATTGATACTCACATGAATGAACTTTTTCCTGTATCATGGAGTGCGTTATGTGGAAGCTAATATTGAAGAAGGAGTTTGGTGATGTGGTTGTCAAGAATTTTCGCACGAAAAAAGAAGCCGAGGAAGAGCTTCGAAACAGAGACAACCTCACTCAACATCTTACCCACAAATCTGCAAGAGGAGTATATGAAATCCAAAAAGGATAAAGAGATGGAAGTTCTTATTGAAGTATATAAACCAAAGACACGAGGTAAAATGCAAACATCTTTCAAAGCAGCATGGCGTAAGCTTGAAAGAGTTGACCAGATTGAAACGCTGATATCACTGGAGAAGGAGTTAGCAGCAGAGCGAAGAGAAATATCTTTGGAACTGTATCAAAATAGCAAAGGTAAATGGTAAACTTAATTGAGTCTTAGTAGTGAAGTTTCTACGAAACTACTAAGGCTCAATTAATTTGGAGAAGTTTATGGAAAACAAAACGCACCAACCCTGCCCCGACTGCGGATCATCCGACGCACTAGCGTACTACGATTGGGGTACAAAATGTTTTAGCTGCGATGAAGCGAAACCCTACAAGAATGGAAACCAAATGCAACACACACCTGCACCCAAAAAGATTGTTAACATGAACCAGCAAGCTAAGAACTTTATTGTTTCTGATATTCCTGATCGTAAGATTACTTTAGATACCTGTAAGCGTTATGGTGTGTCGGTTGTCAAGGACGGCAACATGGTCACCGAACACATGTACAAGTATTACGACAAGAACAGCAACCACATCGGAACTAAGTTCCGCCGCACCAGCGACAAGCAGTTCTGGTCGGAGGGCAACTTGTCAGATGCAGGACTGTTTGGTCAGAACATCTTTGGTCAGGCAGGTAAGTTCATTACCGTATGTGAGGGCGAGCTTGATGCGATGAGTGCGTATCAGCTTCTTGGGTCGAAGTGGCCGGTCGTATCTATCAAGAATGGCGCACAGTCTGCGCTGAAGAACTGCCGTCAGGCGCTGGACTATCTCAATAAGTTTGATACGATTGTTCTGTGCTTTGACAACGACCAGCAAGGTAAAGATGCACAGCAGGCTGTGGCAAAGCTGTTCGAGCCTAACAAGTGTAAGATCATGAGCCTCGAACTGAAGGATGCTAACGAGTATCTGAAGGTCGGTCAGCGTGAGAAGTTCGTGCAGACATGGTGGAACGCACAGACCTACACACCAGCAGGTATTATCAACCTTGCTGATCTTGGTCGCAGCTTGTACGAAGAGACGCACAATCAGACCTGTCCTTACCCGTGGTCAAAGCTGAACGAGAAGACGTATGGTATGCGTACCGGAGAGCTTATCACGTTTACTTCTGGCGCTGGTATGGGCAAGTCCAGTATCATGCGTGAGCTAATGTATCACCTGATGCACAATACTGAGGAGAACATTGGCGTCCTTGCAATGGAGGAGAACACTAAGCAGACTGCGTTCAATCTCATGAGTGTGGAAGCTAATGCACGTCTGTACATCAAGGAGATTCGTGAACAGTACACACAAGAACAGCTTGATGAGTGGCAAGAAAAGACGCTCGGCACCGGCAGGTTCTATGTGTTCGATCACTTCGGAAGCATGGACAACGATGAGATTCTCAACCGTGTACGGTACATGGCAAAGGCTCTCAACACCAAGTGGATTATTCTTGACCATCTTTCTATTCTTGTGTCCGGTCAGGAAGACAACGGCGACGAGCGTAAGTCTATTGATATTCTCATGACCAAGCTACGCTCTCTGGTTGAGGAGACGCAGATTGGTTTGCTTCTTGTCTCACACCTACGTCGCCCCGCCGGTGATCGTGGGCATGAGGATGGTCGTGAGATTACTCTGTCACATCTACGTGGGTCTGCATCCATTGCACATCTGTCTGATGCTGTGCTTGCTCTGGAGCGTAACCAACAGGCAGAGGATGAGGTAGAGGCAAACACTACTACGATTCGCATTCTCAAGAACAGGTATACTGGTGAGACGGGCATTGCTTGCTACTTGCATTACGACTCCAACACTGGTAGAATGACGCAGGTAGATAACCCATTCGTGGAGGACGAAGATGAATAAACAAGATAATCTAGAGCCACTTTGGAATAGACATAATAAAGACTACGGATTTGAAGAAGAGTCTTATGTTCTAACAATCAAACTGGTAGGTACAGTTATGGGTACAGGAATATCAGAAGAACATGCTCTTTCTAAAATACAGAAAATGTTCTATTCTCAACTAGGAGGAAAAGATATAATTGATTTGTTTACTAAACTAAATGAAAGTGAAGTAGGCATTGGATTTGAAGCGAAACACTTCCCACATGAAGATTGGATGGACGAAGATGTCTGAGGTTAAAAAGAAGTTTGACAAAGCATTGTATGATGTAGCCGATAAGGCTGCGAAAGATGCTATGGTTACGTGGTTAAAACAAAATGATCACAACAATATAGATACTAATGAAACAACTTACTTTGATATTGTCAGCACTGTGTCACCCGACTTACCCCGACATTTGTACGAGGTAGAGGTAAAGTATTCATGGAAAACTCCTTGGCCCGACTCGTGGGCTGAGATACGAATACCATATAGAAAGAAAAGATTGCTTGACAAATGGAAGAAAGAATGCGATAATGATCTCCTTACATTCGTGGTCTTTCGTAACGACTGCACACAGGCATGGTTCATTGACGGCGACACTGTGCTAAACTCAGAAGTTAAGGAAGTTTCCAACCGCAACATCAGGAAGGGCGAACAATTCTTTCACATACCAACAGCAGATGCATACCTAGTGGATATGAAAAATGAAAGCAGTAGTGGACATAGAGACTGATGCTATCAATGCAAAGAAAATACATTGCATAGTCGCACAGCATTATGAGACGGGCGAGATACGTAAGTGGGTAGGTGACGAGTGTAAAGAGTTTGGTGACTGGTCCAAGAAGATTGACCAGTTCATTATGCACAATGGCATTAGCTTTGACGCACCATTGCTAAACAAATTCACCGGCTCATCTATCACACCGCTACAGGTTCGAGACACGCTGCTTGAGTCGCAGTTATTTAATCCGGTGCGAGAGGGTGGTCACTCACTGGAGTCGTGGGGAGAAAGACTTGGTTTTGCAAAGCTTGACTTCCATGACTTCAGTGAGTTCTCTCCTCTCATGTTGGAGTACTGTCAGCGTGATGTCGAACTGACACGCAAGCTTGCACAAACTTTAGAAAAGGAAAAGAAAAGGTTTTCTAATCAGTGCTATGATCTTGAACGAAACATCCGTATTATAATCGACAGACAGCAGGACAATGGCTTTGCTTTTGATCTTATGAAAGCACAGCTACTGCTTGCTAAACTTGAGGACGAGCAACACGAACTCGAACGAAATGCACAGGAAGAGTTTGAGCCTACGATTGTAGAGTTAAAGACAAAGACTAAAGAGATACCATTTAATATTGCTAGTCGTAAGCAGATAGCTGACCGACTGATGCAGCGTGGATGGGAGCCGGATAAACTCACGGACAAAGGCAATGTGATTGTCAATGAGGATGTTCTCTCCAAGATTGATATGCCAGAAGCACAGATGTTTAGTAGATACTTTCTGCTACAGAAAAGAACAGGACTGCTCAAGGCATGGATCAAAGAGTGTGGAGAGGACATGCGTGTTCGTGGTAGAGTGTTAACGCTCAAGACTATTACAGGACGCATGGCACATCATAGCCCCAACATGGCACAGGTTCCCGCTGTGTACAGCCCCTATGGAAAAGAGTGTCGTGAGCTATGGACTATCTCTAACCCTGACACCCATCAGCTTGTAGGTACGGATGCCAGTGGTCTTGAACTTAGATGCCTCGCTCACTACATGAACAACGCTGACTTCACTAACGAAGTTCTTACAGGCGATGTTCATACCGCCAATCAACGTGCAGCAGGACTGTCCAACAGAGATCAGGCAAAGACTTTTATCTATGCTTTTCTTTATGGTGCAGGTCCAGCAAAGATTGGTAAGATAGTTGGAGGCGGTACTGGCAAGGGGCAGAAGTTAATATCTAAGTTCCTTGCTAACATGCCAGCACTGCGTACACTGCGATCTAATATACAAGAAGCTGCACAGCAAGGCAGTATTCCCGGCCTTGATGGTAGGCGTCTTATGATTAGGTCAGAACATGCAGCACTTAATACTTTGCTTCAAGGTGCTGGCGCTATTGTCTGTAAGCAGTGGCTTGTAGAGATAGACAAACGGGTAAGGAAGTCTGGCCTAGATGCCAAGCTGGTAGCGTCTGTACATGACGAATACCAGTTCGAGGTAGCGAAGCCAGACATAAATAGGTTCACTAAGATAACTAAGGAGGCTATGTATCAAACACAGAAAGTATTTAACTTCAAGTGTGATTTAGATTCTGATTATAAAGTTGGAAATAATTGGGCAGAAACACACTAAAGCTATTGACTACCACAAACTCATGTGGTATAATATATGCTGTTGTTTTGTAGTAGACAGCACCGGGGAATGATCCCCATTCATGGCCGCAATGGTGCGGTATTTAAAAGGAGAAAGAAATGAACGATCCTATTTACATTACTGGTAAGTGCCACTATGCTTCTATCACTGAGCCGAACACCAAGTTTGACCCGGTATGGAGCATTCAGGTAGAGGTGGACGATGACAATCGCTCTGTCATTGAAAGCGCAGGACTGCCCATCGCCAACAAGGGTGATGATCGTGGCGACTTTGTAACCATCAAGCGCAAGGTACTGCGTAAGGATGGTACGCAACGTGCAGCGCCTATTGTAAAAGACTCACAGAATAATCTGTGGAATGGTAAGCTGGTAGCCAACGGTAGTAAAGTAAATGTTAAGGCTATTCCTTACGAATGGAATTATGCTGGTAAATCTGGTATCTCTGCTGACCTTGCAGCAGTTCAGATTGTTGACTTCATTGAGTATAGTGACAGCCGAGAAGACTTTGCTCCGGTCGATGGTGGTTACGTTCAGAACTCTGAAGCCGTTCCCTTTTAACTAGCATAGAAAGGAAGAGGGAGGGAGTTTCTGAGTCAGCTTCCTCCCTCTTTTTATTATGAAAACAATAGACACTCTCGTTGAAGATATATATAGTCTGTTCTCACTTGATCCTATAGATATGGACGAGAGTGAAGTAGACAAACACATCGACACCTTTGGTGAAATGCTGAAGGTTCACATTAAAGACTTTATGTATGACACGCCCAAAGATCGTGGTAATCTAAGGCTCTCTGCTATTGGAAAGCCAGACCGCCGCATCTGGTACGATGTCAATCAGCCGCTTGATCAGGCCGACCTAACTCCAGCCACACGTATCAAGTTTCTATATGGTTATATTCTTGAAGAGCTTTTGCTTCTATGTTCTACCATATCAGGACACGAGGTGAAAGATCAGCAGAAAGAAGTGGAGGTAGAAGGTGTTACCGGACATCAAGATTGTATTATTGATGGCGTCGTTGTGGATTGTAAGTCTGCTAGTGGTATTGGCTTCGACAAGTTTAAGCACAACAAGTTAGCAGAGGACGATCCCTTTGGTTATATCGCACAGATATCTGCTTACGCAGAAGCTAATGGTATTAATGAGGCGGCGTTTCTTGCGATCAACAAATCAACAGGAGAGATATGTCTTACCAAACTACATCATATGGATATGATCAATGCCAAGCAGCGAATCTCTCACCTTAAAGGATTGGTTTCACAGGATTCTCTACCTGATAGGTGCTACTCCGATCTACCTGATGGTAAGTCTGGCAACCGTAAGCTTCCTGTTAGTTGTGTTTATTGTGGCTATAAGCGAGACTGTTGGGCTGATGCTAATCAAGGTAAAGGTATTCGTGTCTTCAAGTATGCACATGGTCGCAGGTATCTTACCAACGTGGCTAAAGAACCTGATGTGGAGGAAGTGACTGACTGGTGACACATTGGGAGTATCATAAAGAGTTTGACACAAAGAATAACTTTGGCTTTGTTTATCGAATAACCAATAAGAAAACTAAGAAAGCTTACATTGGTTGTAAACAATATTATGTAACACGTAAAGGTAAGAAAGTAGAATCTAATTGGAGAATATATACAGGCTCTAGTAAATACCTTAACGAAGACATCAAGAAGATTGGCAAGAAACATTTCCGGTTTCAAGTTGTCGGTGAGTATAAAAACAAAAGAAGTCTTCGGTACTATGAGTGTTATTTTCAAATGATCTACAAAGTTCTTACAGCAAAGTTAGAAGGTACGGATGAACCCGCCTACTACAATAACTATGTGGGCGGGAAATTTTATCGCCCCGTTCAGGAGGCTGAAGATGAGTGACATCCTTGACTTCGATAGTCTTTATGACCTAACTCAAAAAGACCCAGACAGAACTCTTAATCTAGCTATTATACTTCAGGCGTTGCTAGATATGAGTAAGCCAAAAGAACCTAATGAAACTAATGAGACTGCTCTTCAGAGAGATCAGGCATCAGCATGGGTGTTTGCTTCAGTTGGTGTTACCTGTGAGAACTTCGAAAGCACATGTCATATGGCCGGACTAGAGCCAGACACTGTTAGAAACTTTGCAATTAAAGCTGTAACCTCGGAGAATGTAAATGAAATCAGACGAAAGCTTAACTCGTTCCTATGACGAAGCAAACTACCCAAAAGAGGAACGCAACTATGATTATTATCTTAGACGCATGAAAGAAGAAAGAGCATTAGAACAACAGGTGGGAGGACAACACTACAAGGGATGCAAGATACAACCAGTTGAATATATTCACGCCAATGGGCTTGACTATCTGGAGGGCAATGTGATAAAATACATTACTCGACATCGCACTAAGGGGGAGGGAAGAAAGGATATTGAGAAAGCAATCCACTATGCCCAACTCATATTGGAAATGGAATACGATAAGTAGAAAGGGAACAAAGCTATGCCACAATTTCGATCTAATGAAAATCCTATGTTTCGCTCCAAGTTTAGCGAAGACATATTCAAACATAAGTATGCCCACCATGGGTGTGAGACATGGGATGCACTAGCGGCCACACTGGTAGATGATGTGTGTCAGGACTACCTACCGAAGGAAGACAAGGACGAACTGAAGCGTATGATCACCGACCTGAAGTTTATTCCCGGTGGTCGTTATCTTTATTATGCTGGACGTGATAACAAGTTCTTTAATAACTGTTATCTGCTACGTGCAGAGGAAGATACTAGAGAAGATTGGGCTGACATCTCTTGGAAGTCTGAGTCCTGCCTGATGACAGGCGGTGGTATTGGTATCGACTACTCCGTGTATCGTGAAGAGGGACGTATACTTAACGGCACTGGTGGTCTTGCCTCCGGCCCTATTCCAAAGATGCAGATGATCAATGAGATTGGTCGTCGTGTTATGCAGGGTGGTAGTCGTAGGTCTGCTATCTATGCCAGCCTTAACTGGAAACATCCCGACGTTGATAAGTTTCTTGCCAGTAAGAACTGGTATGATATGCCCGTAGGAGAGACAGGTTTCTCTGTTGGTCAGATCAAAGAGCAGGACTTTAACTTCAATGCTCCACTGGATATGACAAACATCAGCGTTAACTACGATACTGAATGGTTACTTAACTACTGGAAGACAGGAGATGTTGGGGATACTTTTAAGCAGAATGTTAGACAAGCCCTATCTACCGCCGAGCCGGGGTTCTCTTTCAATTTCTTTGAGAAGGAAAATGAGACACTACGTAACGCTTGTACGGAGGTTACATCCGAAGATGATTCTGATGTTTGTAATCTTGGCTCTATTAATATGGGGCGCATTGACGATCTAAAAGAGTTTGCAGATGTAGTCGAGCTTGGCACTAAGTTTCTTCTGTGCGGCACACTCAGAGCCAAGCTACCCTATGACAAAGTTTACAAGACAAGAGAAAAGAATCGTAGGCTTGGTCTTGGTCTTATGGGTATGCACGAATGGTTGATTAAAGGAGGACAGAAGTATGAAGTTACCGAAGGACTTCACAAGTGGTTGGCAGTCTATAAAGGAGTTAGTGACCACGTTAGCGCCGACTTTAGTAGTACTCTTGGGTGTAGTCGCCCTGTCGCAAATCGTGCCATTGCTCCTACCGGCTCAATAGGTATTCTAGCTGGAACCTCTACGGGTGTTGAACCTATCTTTGCAGTTGCCTATAAGCGTAGGTATCTAAAAGGTGGCAACCGTTGGCACTATCAGTATGTGGTGGACAGCGCAGCACAGGAGATCATTGATCTGTACGGCGTAGACCCAGCAAACATTGAGTCTGCTCTTGATCTTGCAGAAGACTACAAAAGGCGTATGAAGTTTCAGGCAGATGTACAAGACTACGTTGATATGTCCATTAGTAGTACTATCAATCTGCCCAAGTGGGGGAGTAAACTTAACAATGAAGATACAGTTGATGAGTTTACCAATACTCTTGCTTCTTATGCTCACAGGCTGCGAGGTTTCACGGTGTACCCTGACGGGTGTAGGGGAGGACAGCCTCTTTCTTCGGTGCCGTATTCTGAAGCTGTAGAAAAGCTTGGTGAAGAGTTTGAAGAAGGACTAGAGACACACGACATCTGCGATATTACTGGACATGGTGGTAGCTGTGGCGTGTAAAAAGATGTGTAAACTAGATGAAGATAACCGTTACTGCATTGGTTGCGGTAGAACTATAGAAGAAATAATACAGAAAGGTAAAAAAGTCCTTGACAAAGTACCTAACAGGTAGTATAATATATGTGTGATGCCAATAATGGGTCACGTTATATCAACTTGCTATAAGGAGAAATGATATGAA